CATGAGCAAAGGCTTCGCCATGTCCTCATTAATGGAGATGACATGTTGTATCGTGCCCCACGTCCTTTGTGGGAGGACCATATCCGGATTGGAAAGTCGGTTGGTCTGAACATGTCCGTAGGCAAGGCCTACCATCATTCTATCTATGCCAATGTAAATAGCATTTCTGTACATTATAAAATGGCATCAGGGCACACGCCCTGGCAGATTGATTTCCTCAACACTGGACTCTACTTTGATCAGCATAAGGTGGCTGATACCAAAGAGTCTAAGACTTCTGGTAAGAGGTCTTGCGAATGGTACGCAGGTTGTAGGAACATCGAAAGCCTTGACGATCATGTCGGCATCGATGATTTGAAGGATTCATGGTTGCCCCGCAGTTGCGCGACTAACCTCAATGTACTGTTGAAGGGTTGTTTACCCGGTAAGCAAGCTAGAGTAGCTGCACAGTTCATTCGCCTTCACAAAGAGAAGATTGAAGAAGAGTCCCTCGCCGTAGTTCGTCTACCGCGGATAATGGCCAAACGAGGCCCTAGGAAAATCTTCACTACTCGCAACATATTCCTTCCGATTTCTGTCGGAGGACTGGGTGTGGAACCGCCCATTGGGTTCCGATTCAAGGTAACTAAGCTTCAGCAACATATTGCGGATTATAAGATCCATAGCTATAGTGCCTTTCACACTCAGGGAATGGGACCGGTCAACGGATATCCCATCAAGGAACTTCCCAACAAACAACCCGTTTGGTGGAAGAAGAGTTCCGATGTTGCTTTGCCAATGTACAATGTTGGCCCCGGTAAGACTTCGAATCGAGTCTGCCGGATAGGCGTGCAATTCTATGCTTGTAACCGCAACACCTTCACGATGTGAGCGGACGCCGGCATTGCCGGTGGACCTCCTGTCCATCGTCCTTTCTACCGACCAGTGATGTCGTTAAACTCACAGACTTGGACTTATTCGTCTTGAGTCGTCCTTGTTGGAGGTAACTCTTTCGGCGACCCCTCGGGGGGCCCTAGAGGTAAACCTTCTCAACTCTGTCCCAGCGGAAACCCTTGATCGGCGATCTTAGCTTTCAGAGACAAGTGACGAATGTGCAGATTCTGCATCTCAGACTCATACCAGAACGGCCTGATGGGTCAGACCCTGTAGTATGCCAGCCCGACCTCGGAGGTTAGTCCTTAACTCTTCGTGTAAGCTCGGAGGAAGTGTGCTGCTACGATTCCGTCTGGAAGTCCGTTGGAATTATGAGCCTTAGCTGCTCGAATAATTCTTTAGTTATGGCGTGTTGCACCTTATACACCAAAACGTTTTCTACTCTCTCCCGCGAGTGTGGGGTCCCACGCCGGCGAAGCGCCGGGGTACTACCATATTGGGGGTGAGTGTGATGTAAACATTTACGTGCTAATCCCAGACTCTGTCTGGCTGTTGTCCCGCAGAAATGCCGAGAGACTGCACGGTGTAACGATATCGAGGGGATCGGATAACGAAAGTATGGGTAACCTGAAATTAGTTATCGTAGATCCATCCGCGACTTGCTCGATTCGTAGTGCTTCATGAACAGTCCCGCCGTGTTCAGCGGTATGCCATACATGAACAGTAGAAAGAACGTTCAACGCCAAGCAAACAACGCTCGACCTAAGAAGTCGGTTGTTTCTAAGCAAGGAGGGATGAAGAGATCAGTGAAGTCTGATCGTAGTTTACGCCGGTCCTCGGGCGTATCGCAACCTGAGTCGGTTGCAGCCTCCTATTCGCAAATCCAAGGCTCAGCTAGACCTTTGCTGAGTAATGCGAGTAGCCCTACCGGAGATTTCCGTGTTAGGGTCCGACATACAGAGTATGTACAAGATGTCAACGGGTCTGTCGCCTTCGCGGCCACGTTGCTCTCCATCAATCCTGGATTGGTGGCTCTGTTTCCCTGGCTCTCGAACATGGCCTCTCTCTTTGAGAGCTATGAGTTCAAGAAGCTGTGCTTCCACTTTCGCACAGAGTCCGCATCTAGTAGTGCTGGTAAGGCCCTACTTGCTGTCGACTGGGATTCGTCGGATGCTGCGCCGAATAGCAAGCAGCAGATGTTACAGAATCGTACAAAGGCCGATGGAGCCTGCTGGCAGAACTTTGACATGCCCTGTGATCTGCAGGACCTGAGAAAGTTCGGGCCGCAACGATTCGTTCGCACAGGTGGTATACCGGCGAACACTGACGTCAAGACCTATGACGTCGGTAACCTAATAGTCGCAACTCAAGGTGAGTCGACTGCCAACGCCATCGGGGAACTCTGGGTTTCTTATGACGTTGACCTGATTACTCCTGCGGAAGCCGCACAATCAGGTTTGGGTAATAGTGAGAAGATTGTCTCTGGTGGGACAGTCAGCAGTGCGGCCCCTTTCGGCACTGCCCCCGTTACGACGGGTTCTCCTGTAGCAACTGTCAATGCTCTCGGAACTCAGTTGATCTTCCCACAGGGTGGGCAGTTCTTCTTAGAGTTTATCGAAGTCGGTACAGGTGTGACGGGTCTTACCTTGACTCCGTCATCTGGTTCAACGTCCAATATGTTGGCCAGTACCATCAACGGAACCTCGACCATCCAACAGGATTCGTTTGCCGTTTCGATGTTGCCCGGTGGAACGCTGACCGTAGCGCCTATCGCAACTACGATCACGAGCAGTACTGTTCGTGTTTCGTCCTATCTCGCTTCGAACGCTTAGGCGTGAGGAGGGACGCGCTTCTAATGCTGATGCAGCTTAGAGCAAAATGACCAAATATCGGAAAATCTTATGTACATGCGCATAAGCCGACGCGTCGGTACGGTTGAACTCCGTACGGGCCCTCGCCTTGCCTGAAGCAAGGGGGCGAGGCATCAAGATCTTGGATGCCAATAAAACCATAAACAACCCGGTAGCCCTTTGGAGGTTACGCGGCTCTTAGTGAAGTACTTAAACAACACTAAAGAAAGGTGTCCTTGGTTTTGATGTAAAACCCGTGGTTTG